CTATAGTAGTGGTAATTACAGTCATATGTGTGGATTAATAAGATCACCAAGTTCTTCCACCGCATTAGATGGCCGGTCAGCTTTTGCCGCTACATTTGCATCAAACGATTATGAGCATAAAACATTTGCCATGGGAACTCTTCTTGGAAGTGGAGAAATAATGATATTTGCTGATTTGACACCATACGCAGCTTCAATCTTTAATAATACTTCAGGTGCTGACAATAGTACATCAAGATACCATGGGTCTACTCCTGGTGGTACCACAAAATATGCACTTGCTTTAGGACAATATCAAGAAGCAGCAACATCTGGTATTAAAGGTGCTTGGACTGTTTCAGCTAACAGATCACTTACAATTAGAGGCTCTGGAGGTCATACTGGAAGTGGTGAAAACTCAATGATCTTATTAAGGTTATTAGCATAATGGCTACACATCAAAATATAACTCACGAATATTATCATAATTCATCGCCATCTTTAGAAATATGGGAAACTCTTTGGGAAGAGAACCAATGGGCAATGTGGTATCATAAGTCGTATTCTGAATTCTACAATCAAGAAATTATTGATTACATAGAATCAGAATCAGAAAAAAATGGAAATACTCAAGCGTATCAAGCACTACTTTATATAAAACAAATATATGAAGAGTATATTCTTGGCGGACCAGGATTTTTTCATGTAGTAAAAAGTGATGGTAAAGCAATTAGTATTCAAGCATATATAAGAATACCATTTGGTATGGAAGAAATAGATACCATTGCTGCAATTGTTCCTAATTATAAAAAAGACACAATTGCTACAGTAATGAATATGAATAAAAAAGATCCAGATGGATCATCTACTTGGGTAGACATATTATATGATGTAGAAGGATTTGTTAATGAACTTGCTAAAGTTCCAACTACTGAAACAATATCTAATGTAGCTGGTGTTTGTGACGATGGTGGATGTAAAAGATGGTATGGAATAGCAACCGGAAAAATACAAAAAGCTTATATGATAAGAGGAAACACCGCCGGGTGGGTAATGAAAGGTGGACATACTCCAGAAAAAATAGCCGATAATTCAACACCCTTATATTACTTTGGTCCTTTCGGCTGGCCTGAAGACGCAGGGACAATAGGAGAACCAGAATAATGTTTTGGAATAAAGAAACAGATATTGATGTAGATCAATTAATAGAACAATTAACAATAGACGAAGGAAAAGTACTTGAAATTTATCACGACCATCTTGGTCTTCCTACTGTTGGTATTGGGCATCTCATCCTTGATTCTGATGAAGAAAGTGGACAAGCTTTGGGAACAGAAATCACAGAAGAAAGATGTGTAGAACTATTTGAATCTGATTTAGAATCAGTAGTAGCTGATTGTAAAATATTACACGAGGGTTGGGATGGTTACCCTCAAGAAGTTAAACAAGTTATTGCAAATATGATGTTTAACATGGGTAGAACTAGACTATCAAAATTTAAAAACCATAATACTGCTTTAAAAAGCGGTGATTGGAAAACTGCTGCTATTGAAGGTAGAGATTCAAGATGGTATAAACAAGTTACTAATAGAGCAGAAAGACTTATGTCTAGACTTGAAAAAGTATAAATAGTAATTTAAGAGGAAAATAAAATGAGCGTAATTAAAATTTTAGCACCATCAGTCACTTTGGCTACTGCAGATACTGTAGATTCTGCTAAATTAGTAAGAGTATTGAATAATAAGACTTCAGTACAAATACTTACTCACACTACTGGAGCTGGAGCAGTCATAGGAAATATGACATTAGCTGCTGGAGAAGTAGTTATTATAGCTAAAGATTCGACTGATAAGCTTCTTGGTGTTGCAACAACTTTAGCGACTAAAATAGCTTTCAAAAACTAGTCATGGCTTATTCTGCTAAAGTAGTAGAAAGATTTAATGATGTATTAAATAATCCAAATAAACATGGTGTCGGTAGGTTTGATCCTAACGACCCTAATGTTGCTACTGGAATGACAGGCGCTCCAGCATGTGGAGATGTCATGAAACTGGATTTAAAACTTGATCCAGAAACTGAACAAATATTAGATGTAAAATTTAAAACCTATGGATGCGGTTCAGCTATTGCTTCATCCACACTATTTGTTGAGATGTTAAAAGGTAAAACTATCAGTGAAGCCAAACTTATTAAAGATAGAGATATAGCTGAAGCTTTAGAATTACCCGCTATAAAACTACACTGTTCAGTATTAGCAGAAGATTCCATTAAGAAAGCAATTCAACATTGGGAAGAAAAAACTTCTCATAGAACTCATAATGGTGCACCAGATGTTAGAACTAACCAATAGTGCAATTAAGCATATACTAAAAGAAACCCACGAAATGCTAGATCCAGCTATAAGAGTTGGAATAAAAAGTGGTGGATGTGGTGGATATGAGTATATCATAGAACACGCCGATTCAATCAAAGAAGACGATAATATTTTAGACTTTGACAAGTTTGTAATCGTCATCGATCCCGATTCAGTGCCTTATATCCAAGGCAGTTCACTGGATTATCAAAAAGAAGGTTTAAACCAATCATTTAAATTCGCTAATCCAAATGTCTCAATGGCATGTGGATGTGGTGTTTCTGTTCATTTCGAATAATCCAACCTTATAAATAGTTACATGAGCGAGATTTTAACTTTAATTGCTGATGTTGGTGCGCCTATTGCGGGTGCATTAGTCATGGGTTTCTTTATTTTTCTAGTATTAAAACAAATACTAGAAGGTATAGTAGACCAAATTAAAACACTTACTATTTTTTGTGAGAGTTTAGAAAATCGAGCCAGAACAATGAGTAATGAAATGATAAAAATCGATATGTTAGTTTCATCTGCTCTAGAATTACGACCTGATATTGAAAGGGTCGCCCGCGCAGAAAACTTTATAGAGGATGGAAAACTCGACGTCAGGAGAGACTAATGGATATAGCACAAGCAATATCCGATTACGGATTTCCAATTATAATGGCTGTTGGAATGGGTTACTTTATATTCTTTATTTGGCAATTTATAAATGAAAAGATAGATCCTGCATTAGAAAAGATGCATGTTGCTCTTATAAGAGTTATTGATCAGACACGGATGTTAGATCAAGATTTAATACGTCTCCAACAGAAGGTTGATGTAGTATTAGAATATCGTGAAAACGAAAAAAAGAGAAGAGAAAATGAAAATTAGTGGAACACATTTAGGAGTATTACTTATAATACTATTTTTTACTGCACAGATTGCAATTGCAGATGAATTAGTTCATAAGTTTAAAAGTCCTTCTTTTAGTGGTATAGGTACTTCTTCGCATTATTTAACTATCGAGAATCAAGAATTTTCTCGTAAGAAAGCAATAGCAGATGATATAGAATCAGCTCTATTACAAGCTCAAAGAGATGCCGAAAACACAACCCTAGCTAAGTTTATGAGAAATTTAGAGAGCAGAATTTATGCTCAAATTAGTAAAGACTTAGTAGAAAATTTATTTAGACAATGTGATATTGCAGATCCGACATGTTCAGTATCTAACTTTGGTAGTTTTGTTATTGAAGGAAATACTATTAACTATCAAAGAACTACATGTGATGCTTCTTTGTATGCTTGTAATCAAGGCGAAGATGTTATTATTATGACCATTACTGACTCCGAAGGATCTGAAACAACCATTGTTATTCCAATAGGAGCTGGTAGTGTTGGATCAGGTGGTTAAAAAGCTAAGTGCATTGATTGCCATAGCAACATTAACAAGCTGTGCTTCAATTCCGAGTATGACTGATAGTTGTACTAAAGGATTAATGAAGATTATGGGTGAATGCGTAGAAAAACCAGTAGTGGTGCATTTACCTACACACCAAGAATTATTGGAGTTGCCATCTCCAGAAAAACAGCCAATTGTAGCTGTTTATAAGTTTAATGACCAAACCGGTCAGAGAAAACAAAAAGGCGATGTAGCAATGTTTAGTACTGCAGTATCACAAGGATCGGACACAATGTTAATCGATGCTTTGAAAACAGCAGGTAGAGGTAAATGGTTTAGAGTAGTTGAAAGAGTAGGTATAGACCATCTAACAAGAGAAAGACAAATTGTTAGAACAACAAGACAACAGTACGGTGAAGAGGATGAAACTGGGTTAGCACCCTTACTATTTGCCGGTATTATTCTCGAAGGAGGTGTTATAGGATTTGACACTAACATAGAGACTGGAGGAGCAGGAGCTAGATATCTTGGAGTAGGTTCACAAAGAGCGTACAGAAGAGACATAGTAACTGTACATTTAAGAGCCGTTAGCACATTGACGGGTGAGATTTTATTGAATGTGCAAACATCGAAGACTATATTGTCTGTTGCAAGTGGCTACGATGTTTTTAAATTTATCGATATGAGTACCAACCTTGTAGAAATAGAAGATGGTATGACTGAAAATGAATCGGTAACCAGATCGTTGCGATCAACGATTGAAGCTGCCGTTTTGGAACTAATATACCAAGGTCACGACAGAGGATTTTGGAAAATAGAAGCGGGGCATCGTCACCCCCATCAGGATGATGGAACAAACGATTCTCACGCGATAGAGGAAAATAAAAATGAAAATGTTGAATAAATTTATAGCATTTACTCTTTTATTATGCCCTGTGTTAATACACGCTGGAACTAATGATAATGAAATATTACTAGATCAAAGTGGTGATACGCTTAATTTAACCATAGACCAAGTAGGTTATGGCAATAAATTATGTGGATCAGTATCTTCAGGAGCTTGTGCTTCTGATTGGGTTCTAACTGGTAATACATTAACTATTGATATAGATATGATTGGTAACCTTAACCAAATATACGGACCGACATTATTTGATTCTACAACTGTTGATTTATCATTAACAGGGAATTCAAATGTGTGGGACTGGAACGTAGGTTACGGTGGAAGTGCTGATAGTTCAGACGTTGATGTTGCAATATCTGGAAGTTCTAATACCTTCGATATAGATTGGGGTTATTCGGCTTCGGCAGAAAGATTGGATTTCGATTTAGATATTACAGGTGGCTCAAATACTTGGAATATTGATATCGAAGCAGATGATGTAACGTGGAATGTTGATGTTATTGGTAGTTCTAATGACTTTTTGACAACACAGTCAGACGGTGCTTATCAGTCTCTTACAATGGAATGGACTGGTAGTAATGGAGATATTGATATATTACAATCATCTGGAACTTGTCCAACAGGCATAACCAGTTGTTATGGAGTAATTAATGCAGAATTTGATTCTGAAAACGCTGTTGTTAACATTAAGCAAAAAGATACTGGCGACTAGTTTATTATTAAGCTCAGTAGCTTTTGCTGATGATATAGGCGGTATAGAAGAACACAAGGGCAGTGGTGGTATAACTCGTCAAGGTGAGAGTATCATCACTGAACTTGGATTAGGTGTCCAACAAATGGACCATGTTCAAACCGTTGATGGCAGATTATTAATGAAATTTTTGGATGATTCAGTTGTAAGATTAACTGAACACACAGAAGTAACGTTAACTGAATATTATTATGATCCAAACAAAAAAGCTGATTCCAGAATGGCTATGAATTTTGTTTCTGGTACAGCTAGATTTTCTACTGGTAGACTAGGATTAGTACCAAAAGAAAATATAAAAATTGAAACTCCTACTGCGTCTATTGGTATTAGGGGTACAGATTTTTCAACATCAGTAGATGAATTGGGAAGAAGTCTAATTATACTTCTACCAGAAACAGAATGTACTATTGATGGCGATTGTTCTCCAAGCGGAGAAATAACAGTAACGAACGAAGGTGGAGTTGTAACTTTAACCGAAGCTTATCAAGCTACAATGGTGTCAAGTATTAGTACTATACCAACTAAACCAATTGTTTTAAATAATATAAATTTAAATATGATAGACAATATGTTTATCGTGAGTCCACCAGATGAAATTAAAGAAAGAGAAAATGAAGGAACAAATGGAACTGGGAATGTTGATAACAATATTCTCGATTTCACTGATCTCGATACAGATTACTTAGCTGATGATTACTTAGCTGAAGACGATTTAGAGTTCAATGAACTCGATATGGATTTACTTGACGTCGATTTCTTACAAGATGTTTTGGTGGCACTAGAAGAAGTAAGTATCTTCAATAGAAAAACTGCAGGTGCTGGTGATGGTAGTGATATAATAGGAACTATTGCTCCAGGATTTGATAAAGATACTCAATACAATACTATCATAGATCAAGGTGCTGGTCAAATATGGTTTTATAGAGAAGTAAATGGAATCGTATCAATTAGAATACCGATAGGATCTAACGTAACTTTGGACACAGAAAATGAAGGGAAAAAGAATAGCATTATCGTTGGCGATGGCCAGTCTGTTATTATCACCATTCGCCAAGGCGGATAATGTTTTAGAATTAAAAAACGTAGAATCAGATAATTTAGATCTTACTATAGAACAAGTAGGAGCTAACAATACTATTCAATGTTATAATGATAACTCTTGTTGGATTAAAGATGGTATTACTATTGATTTAAAACAAATGAATACTTCTACAAATGAAAATATAATAGAAATATGGCATTTAGAAGATGGAGGAAATACTGTTCGATGGGGACAAGGTGTTTCATTAGTTAATAAAACTTCTACAACATGGGTATGGGATAATGATGAAAGTGGAGGCCATTATTCTAGATTAGACATCCATGGCAGTAATAATACATTAGTTGGATATCAACAAAATGGTGGTGGTTCAAATAGTGGGCATATATTTACCTCATTGATATTCAGTGATGATAATGATATTTGGATAAGACAGAAAAATAATGGTCAGAAAGAATTAAATTTGTACACAACATCTGATGGTAATACAATTGATGTTTTACAAAAATCTAATGGTGGAGAACATACAGCAAATATAACACTTACTGGATCGTATCCAACAGATATTTCATTAATTCAACGAGGTCAATGGGACCAATCATATAGTATAACTAATAACTGCATAACAGTTGGTGGATGTACTATAAGTGTTCAACAAGGTAATTAATAATGGAAGAATTTAAATGTCCAGATAATATGATATGCATGACCGACGAACAATGGTATGATTTTGTAAACGAATACGAAATAGATCTAAGTGGTGAATTAGAAATGGCAGAAATCAGTGATGCTCAAGCAGTTGCTGATTTTACATGGCAAGTATTATTTTTAACTCCATGGGAGTTGGCATATATAGCATTACCAATGAGTGTATTAGCTTTTTATGGTTTATCCATATACGCAATTTTTAAATATATTCAAAGAAAATTTTCATGAAATATATAACTAGTATTTGGACTACAGTTTTCTTATTTGTCGGGCTTTTAGGATTAAGAGTTTTTGATCTGCCATTGGTTGAACAGGTTCGTTTAATTACATTTGATCAATATATACAATCACTACCAGATAAGAAATCAGATCAAATAGTAGTTTTAAACATAGGCGAAAATTCATTAGAACAACTTGGTCAATATCCATTCCCTAGACAAACATACGCTCAACTAATATCAGACTTACGTGATGCTAATGCTGGTATGATTGCATTTACCTTTATGTTTCCAGAAGCTGATCGGTTTGGTGGAGATGAAGTATTTGCTTCTTGGATAAAAGACAATGGTATTATATTAGCACAAGATGCTGACTCAAACGGAAGAAGTAAAAAGGCACCTTATGTTGGAACTGCTGTAAAAGGAATTGGAGATCCATATAATTTTGCGTATGAATATGATGGATTAGTAACTAATATATCACAGTTAGAAGAACAAGCTTGGGGTGTAGGTCTTATTAATGCAGCACAAGAAGTAGATAACATAACAAGAAGAATACCGCTAATAAGTCAAGTGAATAACCAGCTTTATCCATCTTTTGCGCTTGAGATAATAAGAGTTTTACAAGATAAGAAATCTTATACAATGAACGTAGAGGAATATGGAATAGTTGACGTAATGATTCCACCGTATGAACCTATGAAGACTGATTCGAATGGTACAATATGGTTAAATACGAATTATACATTTGATGAAATAGAATACGTAGGTAAACTACCTAATTTAAATGGAAAGACGGTAATAGTTGGTTTGAGTGCAAAAGGAGTTGCTCCGCAGCTTCCCACTCCTCAAGGGTTATACTACCCTCACCAAATTCAAGCTTCAGTTGTACAGGGTGTGATGGATGGTTCTTCGATATCTCGTCCGGTTTGGGCTGATACTCTGGAAATAGCTCTAATTGCTCTTGGAGGGACATTAATAATCCTTTCTATGTCTTATCTTTCGATTTATTACGGAGTTGCGTTCTTCGCCGTGATCTCTGCCGGCACTGTGTTTTCTTCTTGGTACTTCTGGAACGAATTTAAGATACTCCTCGACCTAACAGCTTTACTATCAGTATTTATACTTTTGTTCACTTCAACGAGCTTTAGCCAATTCTATAAACAATTCATATTAAGACAACAAATTAAGAAACAATTTGGTACATACGTATCTCCAGATCTAGTTAAACAATTACAGAAAAATCCAGGTATGTTAAAACTTGGTGGTGAAAGAAAAGAAATGACATTTCTTTTTATGGATATATGTGGGTTTACTCCTATATCAGAACACTATAAAAATAACGATGACCCTGAAGGATTAGTAGAATTAGTAAATGAGTTCCTAGATAAAATGACTAAAATCATTCTTAATAATGGTGGAACCATAGACAAATACATGGGAGACTGCATAATGGCGTTTTGGAATGCTCCATTACCTTGTGATAACCATGCTGAAATGGCAGTCAAATCAGCTATAGAAATAGAAGAAGAAGTAAATGAACTCAAAGGAATCTACAAAGAACGCGGTCTTCCTGATATTAATGTTGGTACTGGCATTAACACCGGGACTTGTATTGTTGGTAACATGGGCAGTGAATCCAGATTCGATTATTCAGTCATTGGAGATGCAGTCAACCTTGCAGCCCGTCTCGAGGCCACTGCCGCTCGGCATGAGTATGTAGAATATAAGACAATCATATCGTCCTTTACCTATCAACAGTTACCTGAAGGATATGTCTGTTCAGAGATAGGGAAAATCAAGGTAAAGGGTAAAGATGAACAAATAACCATATATAGCCCTAAAAAGGTACCGTAAAAAGGGCACCAGCGTGCATAGAATTAAATGAATAGGGTATATACCTTGCCATATTCACGCTGGTGCACAGTTATAAGAACAACCACTCATATAACAAAATAATATGAAAAAAAGTGAAAAAAACCTTTACATTTGGGCCAAAATAGGTTAGAATATACCTATATTGAATGAAACAAGGCATATTTTATGGCAATAACACTACTGAATGGCGTACTTAAGAAGGATATTCCTACTGTCGATTTATACCTAGATAATCTGCAAAAGGAGTTAAAAATCAACCGTCTTTATTCTCGTCTTATTGATATAACCTTTAAGAAATGGGTTCAAGAGGGCACTGCAGACGGTGATTGTATTGGTGATACTAAATACGTTAAAATCAATATCTGTAAACAACTTTCTTTTGAAGATCAAATGAAAACCCTAGCTCATGAAATGGTTCATGCTGAGCAATTCCTACGAGGTGATCTAACCGATACCTTTATGTACAAAGGTCGTAATTTTAGTGAATGCGTATACGAAAATCAACCATGGGAATTGAGAGCTCATGCTCAAGAAGAAAAGCTATACAAGAAATGCTTTCCTCATAATGATGACATTTATTGGGAAAAAAAGTGAAAATAAATGAAAAAAAGCCTTTACATTTACTGAAAACTGTGTTATAATATCTATATTAAATAATTAAATAAGGAGTTAATTATGAACAAATTAGTAATTCAAACCCAGTATAAAGAGAACTATGCAGCTCACAACGAGGACTATGTCCATGGTGTTTCTGCTCCTCATTGGAAATTTAAAGGTGGATCTACTTACGTATTACTTAATTGTGATTCGGACGTTGACCTGGCTGATGTTGAGGCTATGGTTTCTCCATATATTACTGATTCAAACGAATACGTGGAAGAGTATATACTCGATACTAGTGTAGTTGATTATAACGCTAAAGTATGCGAAGACTGGGAATCTGTAACACAATTCAGGCTCATGGAAGATGGGTCTATCTATTTCATGAAAGTCACTGACAATCGTGAATTTGGTTATATGAGATCTGAAATCTTAGAAAAGATCGAAACTTGGACAGGTTGTTTAGACTCAGATACGGGTCGTAAAAACTATAAGGTTGAATTCCTTATGGAAGATGGTGACTTCTGTAATAGCCAGGAAGAACTATCTTCTTGGTTAGTTGATACTGCAGCAGCATAAAAAGTTATAACCATATAACTAAATGATCTAAAAAAAGTGAAAATAATCCTTTACAAATGATCAAAAATAGTTTATAATATCTATATTAAATAATGAAAAAGAGTGAAAAAATATGAAAAAAGTGATTAAAGAGATAAGCCAAATCGATAACATGGCAGACCTAAATGCAGTAATTCAAGCTGTAAAAGATCAACAATCGATTCTTAGAAATCGTCTAGCCAGACAAGCTAAAGCTTCGTTTGCAGTTGGTGATAATGTATCTTTTAACGGAAGACGTGGAAGAATGTCTGGTGAGATCTTAAAGATCAAAATCAAAAAGGCAATCATCAGTATTGATGGTCAACGTTGGGATGTTCCTTTAACTATGCTGGAGGCGGCGTAATGTTTATTGCTAACTTCGTAACCGGTCCTGGAACACAAAAAACTCCAGTAAATATCTCTTTAACTTTTATGGAGTATTTACATTCTAAAGTTAACTCAGTCGGGTTTCTAGAAAACCTATCTGAAAAGTATCGAAAGGATTATCTTAAATCATATTATTATGGAGGAACCAAATATGTCTGTAATTGATAAAAAAGAAAAACTAGAAGCGTTGGATAACGCAAAATTTGACTTGGAACTAGTAGTCAATAACGTTAATGGTATCACAAAAGATATCAAGTACGCTGACACTCCAAGTAATATTTATCTCAAAGTTCAATCTTTGGCTGATGAACATGGCTTAAGTGTTGATACTGAAATTAATGATATCATTCAAAAGGTTAATGATTTAGAATCAGCAATCTACGAATTAGTATCACCCTTTGAAGACAAGAAAAGAGAAGTAGAACTTCAATTCGATGAACTCGAAATGGAGATCTCTGATGAGGAGTACTCTCTATGAATATGATAGGATCTCTTCGTTACGATCCAACTGGTCGTAAACGTAAAACAACTTCTCTTAGGCCTAAGCGTAAAGCCAAGCCAGTCTTTAAGGAATACAAACCAGAAAAGTCTTATGCTCAAATACAAATGGAAGCTTTTAACGAAAAGTATCCATCTTGGACTGGAGATACATCTTATGCTCCTTCAGAAGATCAATCATGGAAAAAAGAAGCTTCGAAGAACTTTACTGTAGCTCCTGCATATAACAAAGGTGCTTATCAGGTAATTCCTCGTAACGACGTGGAGCATATTGGAAAATAATGGAAACTTTAATTGGAATTTTAATGCTTCTTGTTATGTCATGGTTTGTATACATGGGTGCTCATATTCAAGAAGAACAGAGGCAGAAGAAACATATACCTCTTCTGTGGGAAGAAGGTGGCTTATTTAATAAAGTTAAGAAAAAGCTTTTTAATAAGTCTGATGTTGTTTACCGTGATGGTGACAATACATAATGAAAATACTGGTTATTTTTAGTGAAAATACTAGGTTCGGGACATCATATGACGGTTATAAACTACCCGGTAATCATCTCCCTAGTATTTTCACTAAAAATAATTGAAAAAAAGTGAAAAAAAGCCTTTACATTTGCTTAAAAATGGTGTATAATATACATATATTCGATAATAAATTAAGGAGTTAATTATGAATAGATTAGAAATGATCAAAGCCGCAGCTGAAAAAGCCCAGGCTAAAAGAAAAGAAGAGGCGGATTTCCAAGCGTCTATTGTTAAACTAGATGCTCGTAAAGCTGCAATCAAAGAAGAAATGAAGCTTCATAAAAAGCTTACTGCGGCAGTCAAAAAGGCTGGCCATGCGGCTCCAGGATCCTTGGAGTTCAATTCACCAGAAAACATGTATTATTCAGAAAAAGATACTGCTAGGTATCTTGAAGGTACATCATATATGGATGCGTATAACGCACATAAAGTAGATCAGGAGTGGGACTAATGAGAGCTTCTGATTCTTACGTAATGACTGCACATACTGCTTCTGCAGGTGATATGCTTGAACTTGAAACAGTTCGAAAGACTATAAAAGCTATTAACAAAATGGCTAAAGAAACCGATAGGATTAACCGATATCGATTTAATAATGGATGGTCATCTGATCTTCCGAGTTATTCGCCTAGGTATAGAGTTAAATGTCAAGGAAGAGGTCCTAGGACTTCAGCAGCAATTAGTGCAGGTAGACACCCAAGGGCGTATGATCAATCACTACCATTGCCAGCAGCAGAAAGGATGGATGTATATGTCTATAAAATCTGAACTAAGAGCGTTTAAAGAAATAACCTCTTGGGATGAAGTGGGACATCACGTTCCAAATCACATATACATTTTAAACCCTCATGGCCACTTAGTTGGCTATAAGAAATCTGGAGGAGGCGAATACGTCGAATTCAGTAAGCCAATGAAGCAATTCGAGAAGTCTCGAAGAAAGTTCGTTGAATTAATACCAGTAGAAAAATACATGGAAGTGCAAAAATATGTCTAAGACAAACAACAAAGTAGTAACCCCAAAGACTTGGAATCGCGAAGAGCGACAAAAAGCAAAGATCCTTACTCAAGCTGAACAGATTGCTGCTCAACAGAAAAGAATCTTGGAATTGATGTGAGAGAAGTCATGGTCAACTACGGCGATTGTACTATCTATATAGCAAGGCCTTATGGATATAAAAGGTACTACGTCGAGTGGGCTGACGGTAGATCACAAATGTACTCAGGACTTTGGTACAGTAAAAATAAAGTCAAAAAATTAGTGGAGGCACAACTATCATGAGTGAACATGACGAATTAGTACAAAGGCAAAGAGACTTACTCGCGGCTGAAAAATGGTCATCAGGAGTAAAAAGTATTCATGCTCATCAATTGAGTTCAATGTATTACGATACTCGTCCTGAAGATACTCATAGTAGTGCAGTCACTGACAAAGAATTTAATAATGGAGTCATTGAAAGATATAAAAATGGTAAGCTTATACACACATTTGGTGAAGCTTTAACTGGCCAAGCTTTGATTGATTCTTATAAAAGGAACACAAAATGATGAGAACAGCTGACAAAATTCTTTCAACGTATACTGATCAAACTCTAGGTTTAAAAGCTATAACTTTTATAACTGAGGATGGTCACTTTGGAACTCGTTTCTATAAGAACGGTGTATGGCAAACTGACGAACTTTATGAAGGACATAGTGAGGAGTATGCAGAAAACGCTGCAGAGAACTATGTCATGGAAATTAAAAAGCTTTAATGTTTTCGGCTCCCACTCCCCAAATTAACTCCTTATCTAAAGCGGGGATAAAGTGGGAGCCACCTTTTTTTAAAATAATCCTTTACATTACACGCAAACTGTGTTATAATATATCTTTAACAAGGAGTTAATATGGCTAAAATAAAAAGACGTGGTCCCAGTTTAGAGGACAAATTTCTAGGTAATGAACCTAATTGGCATGGTACAGAAATACCTGACGATAAACTTAATCTTGAATACTCGAATGGTTCGAACTGGTTTAATTACTTTCATAACCCTAAGAGTAATGCACCAATAATTATTCAATTCGCACAAGATGTGCTTAACTTTTCGAAAGACGATATTAAAGCTCTTAAGAAACTACCGGATTGGAAAGTAAGTTCAGGTGTTGGTAACGCATGCCGTATGCATAACGCTGGGTTCCCTCTTAATAGGATGGGTAAACCAGACGAAGAAGATAGCGTCATGGATCGTATTACTAAAAGGCTAAAGCAAAATTTAGCTGAAGGATACGAAGTACTAGAAGAAATTGCAGCAGCTCCACCTAAGGTGGTTATACCCATTCAAGAAAGAATGCGTACCAAAGTCATGGAAACAATTTATAGTGACTTTGATGAAATGGTTGTAGATGAATGGATGGATGGCAACTTTGATAAGATTAAATTTCCTACCTATAGTTTACTGCAGACTCATAAGATCAAGGGATCTGGTATCAATATTTTTAAGGATAAAGTTCAATTTGAGTATGATGTAGTATCTGACGCTTATCATAAAAGGTGCGATCAGGCTGTAGAAGCATACAGTCATATTAAAAAGGGTAACCTTAAGAAGATGCTTACCACTATGGAAAAGATCTTTGAAGATATTAATACACTAAAAACTAATAATAAAGTAACTAAAGTACCTAGGGCTAAAAAGACTAAAGCTTCAGATAAGCAGGTTGAAAAGCTTAACTATATGGTAAAAGATGACAATAATAAATTAGTGTCAATCAATCCAGTTATGATACCTGGTAAAAACAAATTGTTTGTATACAATACCAAGAACAAAGTCATACACATGTATGTCAATGATTCTGCTACAGGGTTCGAAGTAAAAGGTTCAACAGTATACCAATGGGAAGAAAAACTATCCATGTGTACTACATTGAGAAAGCCAGAAGATGTGCTTCCTCAGATATTAACTAAGACTGAAAAGCAAATAGACAAATTGCTATCAAATCTTACTACCAAAGTTAAGAAACCTACTGGTAGAATTAACAAAGACTGTATTCTATTAAGAGTGCTATAAAATGTATGGAAGAATTAGATCATAAAATAATGACCAAAAAAAGGTTTACTAAAGCCGTTGAAGCGTGTGTTGTAAAAAACAATATGAGTTATATAGATGCTATGACATATATCATAGAAGAAAGAGGTATGGACTATAGGCAGATAAAAAAGCTTATGTCACCTGCTCTTAAATCTAAGTTAGAAGTTGAAGCGGAAGGCTTAAACCTTATTCGAGGTTCCAAGAAAAATACACTACCAATATAGGAGAAACCATGAGTAATGTAATTATACCGTCAAGTGACGAAGATAAAAATCGCATCAAGGGATGTATTCAAGAGATTTCAAACTCTATGACTCGGATGGATGCAGAACGCGACTTCATTAAAGAAGCAATTGCGTCATGCGCCGAAGACGTTGAAATCGATAAAAAACATCTACGAAAGATGGCTAAAATCTACCATAAGCAAAACCTTGCTGAGGTAGTAGGTGAAATTGAAGATGTAGAGTCTTTATATGAAGGAGTAATGGTATAACCATGGATCCATTTGAGTCTTATAAGTTATACAACGCTTTAAAGCTACACTTTGAAGGTAGTTATGATGCTATTAAGTATAACTTTAAGACCAATGCTTCACCTAATTCTTTCTTTAAACGAAAGGACAAATACTTCTTCGCTAAATTGGCGAAGAACCAAAAGGATTTAATGAATTACTATGTGTTTAATTTTATTGAAGACGTAAAGTATATTACTGAAATGCAAGATAGGTATTATACCGAACACAAAAAAATTCATGAATCTTTAACAAGAACATTTCAAGCTGATATAAATAAATTATCAGCGGACCACGCTTTTGATGAACTATTGGCTGCAAGGGATAACCAAGCACCATTGATTATCGAGAAATGGATGCATCAGGAAATAACATTGGAAACATTAGTTATTCTTGATTCATTAACGAGCTTTGTATATTGGGAAGGAAAGAAAATAACAGAGACTATTCTTTGGCCTGATCTTTCTAGAAAGATTACAAAGTATCAACCGTTCGTAAAATTCGATCGGGAGAAATATATTAATATTACTAAGAAAGCCTTTACATTGGCTTAATTATGTGTTATAATATATACTATTATATTATGAGTAAAGTGGATAATTCAGTAAATACAATGCAATACGGAGAAAATATATGTCATTTGCAAATCTAAAGAGCTCGCGAGGCTCGTCTATCGACCAACTCGTAAAAGCTGCGGAAGCAGTTTCAACTAAAACAGAAACGAAATCATACGCGGATGATCGCTTCTGGAAGCCT